CACTCAGACGATAAGCGGGAACACCATCACGATTGATTTTCTCAGACCGAATGCAACCGGCACAGCGTACGTTTATTTTTTCTCTATTTTCCCGCAGACAAAGCCAGACTACGGGCTGGCCGTGTGGGATGCATCAGGGACGCTGATTTTAACAAACGAAACGCGCACGCTGAGTGATGTAGTCACTCTCGGTACCGCCGGGGTGGATGCCAGCTCAGGATACAACATCAATACAATTCTGGCTGGGAAGTGGGCCTGTATACCTGCCATGCTGGGGCTAATTACCGGGGTTATATCGGCTGGCGGTCAGCCGCAGCCATACATGGCAATATATAAAAGCATGGCAAAACTTGAGGGAAGCAATACGCGGATATTCGCCAGACCGCAGACAACCCCCGGCGGCAACCTTCAGAACGTCGCGTATTCGAATCTGAGAAACGTGATTATGGCCATCAACTGCGCCAACTTTGATTGATCGTTTTGAGCGATCAATTTCGAATAATTGATCTACCAAATCAATTATATCCCGTTGATTCATATTGTTATTGTGTAGCTTCATGAATGCCCTGGGATATAACCACTTTGAAAAATATGATTCTTTGCCTGGCGGTAGCGGTATTGCTCTCCGGTTGCGCTGGCGTTATTGAGAAGCAGCAACCTGTATGCACCGGAACAGCCCTGGTCGGCGGACAGGAAAGCAGCGTCCAGATCTACGGAGTCCGCAAGCAAAATAATCAGACGCAGTACCACGCCGGTTATCCCTTTAACTGGTCATGGGTGAGCGCCAACACGTTCACCAGCACCACCTGCCACTAACCCATTCAGTTTTGAACAAACCCCGCTCCGGCGGGTTTTTTTATTGCCTGGAGAAAATATGCTTTATAGCACTGGCACCATCGCCATTAACGGAAATACAGCTACCGGCACCGGCACGAACTGGACGGCACCGGCCAGCCAGATTCGGGTTGGCCAGACGTTGTTTGTTCTTTCTAACCCGGTACAGATGTTTCAGATCACCGCCATCAACAGTGCGACGTCACTGACGGTTACGCCTGCCGCGTCCCCGGCGCTGAGCGGCCAGAAGTACGGCATTCTTGTTACTGATAGTCTCTCGGTCGACGGCCTGGCGCAGAGCATGTCTCAGCTCATCAACGAGTATGACGAGAATATTGGTGCCTGGGAGACGTTCGCCACTACCTCAGCAAACCAGAACATCACCGTTACCATCAACGGCGCTCGTGTAACCATTCCGGCGATCGGCAAAATGGTCCAGAAAGGGAGCAATGGGGCGGTTGGAGTTTCGGACGGTGGGACCGGGGCAACGAATGCCGCTGACGCTCGCACAAACCTCGGTTTGGGAAACAGCGCTACACGAGACGTTGATAGCCAGTTTGCGCCGGTGTCATCGTACATAAACGGAGCTGCTGTTATGGCTCAGGTTCATCGCGATTACAGGAAC